GAGTAAGAACATACAATGCTAATAATGCTGTATCCGATTATTCATACGGATCATTTGAACTTACTGGGCGGCCAACGGCTCCTATCATCGATTCCATGAAAAACGATGCTATTACAAAAATTACATGGAGAAGCAACGAATCAGAAACTGCGATATATCGAATATTGATTTATCAGGGCGCAACGCTTGTACATGACAGCGGAGAACGGCCAGGAGGCTTAACGAGCTCTTATGTTCCGAATATGATGTTTCCTGATGGTACATACACCGTTAAAATGCGTATTGGTAGCGTATACGGCGCATGGTCAGATGAGGCAGCGAGGGTATTTACAATTTCCACACCGCAGATGGCAAAGCCTGGAATCTCTCTTTCTGCTGCAAAAACAGGTATACGGATTACGGCAGAGACAATTAATAACTATCTTAGATATGTCCGCTATTCACCTAACGCTAATGGAAGTGGAATGACAGAATCAAGGCAATCCAACAGCCAGTATGTTGGAGTTGGGTATATTCAAAAAGATATGTATGAACACGAAAATTTTCAGAAAGGGACAAAAGGATTCAGTCCGTTTACTATGTCTTCTGGATTTTCGGTATTGACAGAAATACATGAAGGAACTAATGTTTTATGGCGCAATGCTACTGCAAGTGATTATAGCTCTTGCGAACCGCAACAATCAATATTAATAGAGGCGAGATACCAAACTTATTATACTATGTCTTTTTATGTTAAAGCAGATGATATAACAGCCTTGAACAATAATTTTACAATCATTCTCACTCTAAGAGATGAAAAAAATCAACCCACTGGTATTAGCCCGGTTAACAAAAGCCTTAAAACGCTTATGCAAAATGCAGGAGCTATAAATGGAAATTGGATTAAGTTAGCTGTTATAGGATTAAATACACTACAAACTGCTAAGTATGTGGTGCCGATTTTCAGACAAGCATCTAGCCAAAGTACGGGTACAAATGTATACATCAGTAGTTTAAAGATTGAATCAGGAGTGTTAGCAACACCTTGGACACCTGCCATATCAGAGTGGACTTCTGATCAAACAAACTATGCTTGGACACCAATACAGTCAGATGACAATGTAAATGCTGCCGAAAGAATAGTATATCGTTCAGAGAATGGTGTTAATTTCGAACCAATAGCAAGATTCACAGGTGAATCATACATTGACTATGCTGTGAAATCTGGCACCATGTACGAATATTTCATCAGGGCGCATAACCTTGGATTCTCTGACAGCGACAAGCTTACCATGAAAGTGAATTACAAGGGAGTGATTATATCAAATGTTAATACTCCTGATGAATATATCCAAGCTTATCAATCGGATAGTGACTGGTATAATACTTTTAAGACAACACCGACTAACGAGGCAGAACTTATCACATATGAAGGAAGGGAGTATCCGGTAAAAGAAGCGGGAATCCACCGGGAATATAAAATCAACACATCGTTTTATCTTAATAACAGAGATGCAAAGCGTTTAAGAGATATGCATAAAGCAAATGGAATATATCTTTTCCGCAGTTCCGAAGAGTGCTTTTGCTGCGAAATCGAAATAAACGATGAGAATACTTTTCTTAACCAGGGGAAAAAGGTAGAAGTAACGCTTACGAAGCTGGATTATAACATGGGGGTGAGATTCGATGTATAGCCTTGCACAGGGGCCATATACCCACGAGGAAGTCTTGAGAATGCTTGAATCTGACCGTACCATTAATTTCAGGTATGAACTGCTTGATAAGAACGAAATCAAGTTAAAAGACCTGGAGAATGTAAGCGGTAATATAAGATTTGACAGTTCTCAGGAAATCATGGGTACCGCTGCACTTACAATAAGAGAAATAGGGGACGTAGACCTTAAGACCGTTGATCTAAGGATACGTCCTTTTTTCAGGCTTAAAGCACCTTCTGCTTGGCTTGAATATCCTATTGGCACTTACATAATGAGCAGCCCTGAAAGATCGAAACAGGGTAGTGGAGTGACGCAGCAAGTCGATTGCTATGATTATTCCACAATCCTAAAAGAGGATAAAATCACAACCAGAATGTTTGTGGCAGCTGGTACAAACTATGTTACACAAGTGCGTGGCATTATAAATGCAGCAGGAATAAAAAAGACAAACATAGAGACATCAGTGTTGGTGACAAGCAAAGTCCTTGAATTTGAGATAGGGACTAGCAAGCTTGATATAATAAATGATCTTCTTGCCGCAATCAATTATGAGCCGCTACATTTTGACAATAAAGGGTACGCCGTAAGCCGTAGATACATTGAGCCTCTTAACCGCCGCACAGAGCACGCATATATGACTAATGATAGAAGCATTATCAAAAGTGGAGCAAAACAAAGCGTTGACATATATAATGTGCCTAATATATTTGTACGCTACACTGACGATCCTGACGGTGCGGAATTTAGAAGCGAATATATAAACGATAACCCTGGCAGCGTCATATCAACTGTAAGCCGTGGTCGTAATGTGGTTGATATTGAAAGCGTAGATGATATAGCGGATCAGTCAACACTTAACGACCTGGTCCGCCGAGTAGCAATTGAAAAGAGCCAGACTTATGATGCGGTTATACTGCCAACGGCCTTAATGCCACATCACTCATATCGTGACTGCATCTTTGTGAACGAAAATAATCTTGGCGTTGGAAACAAATATATTGAGTATGCATGGGAAATGGACCTAAACGTAGGCGGTACCATGACGCACACATTAAAGAGGGTGGTAAAGCTATGATGTGGGACAATCCAGGGCAACAAATTGATGAACTGCAGGCACTGTTTACAGGAGATAAGACTTATCGTATGGCTATAGTTGACAACGTTACAAGCGGAAGGCCGTACATCAGGTTTTACGGCGAAAAAGCGGCAAGCCAGAAACCGTATAAGTATCTGCAATCATATACTCCGGTATCAGGTGATAAGGTGCTTGTTGCCCGTGTGGCTAAAACTTATGTAATACTTGGAAAGGTGGTTTGAAATGAATTATGATGTAATACTCAATGCAAACGATAGCGCCACGCTAGAAACACAGTATTCTTTCACACAGGGCGATTACGGACAAATACAGTTTAGTATCCGGGTTAAGGCTGATGGTCAGTACATAACCAATGCGCAACGTGCTTATATAGTGTTTTCCCTCTCGAATGGCATGATCGTGACCGGGGCGGATATGCCTAAGAGCGTAGCGACATATACATACGTTTTCAAGGGAAATGAGTTGCAATCCCCAGGGAAAGTAGTGGCAGATGTAAAATTGGTTTATTCTAACGGACAGATATCATCTAATAAATTTACCTTCATGTGCCGTTTTGATCCATTGGCTGACAAGTCAGTTCCGGCGGCTCCATATATTACCGTACTGCAGCAGATTGTCGATGAAGGACAAGAGAAAATCAATTATCTACAGGCGCTTATTGACTCAATGCAAGGCAGTATTGGAGCGACCGCAATTACTAGAAACGACCTACAGAATACACGTGACCCAATAAGCTCCGGTGCAAAGGCAATAGATGCTCAAATGGCGCAGAATATGCTTTTAAAAGAGGACATTGTAAACCAATTTTTAAATGATTCTAGCAAGCCTGCAAGTGCAGCATTAGCCTATTCACTTAATCAATCACTTGCTACAACAAATAGCAATTTAGCAAAACTAAATACGGCAACACTACTATCGGATTGTGATACTGCAAATAATACCGGATTGTATTACTATAATAACTCCACATCACATACCCCAGTGGCAAGTACGTTTGGATTTGTACGTCACTCTAAAGTAGTCAGCTGGCATTATCAAGAGGCTTTTCCAACAGATGGGGGATATTACATCAGACGCAAGATTGATAGCGGAGCATGGACGGCATGGATTGCTAAATGATCATTTGATCCGTGTGGCTATAATGTAATAGTTTGCCCCATCAGCATACCTCGTTATAGTATTTCCGCTGCGATTAATCAATCTGATAGTTATGGTGCCAGTGGTAACAGCAGTAACAACAAAAGGATTGGTCCCCATGCGCTGTACCGTCAATCCGGCAGTTTCCAAGGAGGTTTTAACACCGCCAGAATATCCAGACACAATCCATGTACCGGCTCCCAGCGGCAGTTCTGTCACCACTCCTCCGTTGGCTACATCTCCTTGTGCGGGGGTTGGAGTGGTCAGTGTAGTCCCGACAACATTTAACCCATCACTTATAACGGTTAAATTGCTATTTGTCAAAATAAACTTGTTAACCAGTCCCTTCATGGGGCTTATTTTTATGCCATAAACAGGCAGAAAGGAATCACATGAGCAATATTGAAAAAATCAAATTCGGCGATCAGACATTTGACTTGGTCGTTGCAGGCGTAGACCTTGGTGAGAACGGAGGGAAGATTACTTTCCAGAAAGGAGATGCCTCCTTTGATGAGATCGAAACGATCCTGAAATCCTGCGGAAGCATTACACAGATCGGATTATCAGGTAATCCGGACTGGAAGCGTTCTGACCTGTTATATGCCGGCAGATTGACGACTCAGTCCAATCATATAATCGGTTTAGAAGATGATGGAATTACAGAGGTTAAGTCCGATGTGATAATCGCATATTTCAGGACACCTGATTTAACCGAAGTAGTAGCGGCGCAGGCCGAAAAGGTAGCGGCACAGGCGGCAGAAATTGAAACCTTAAAGGCAACCGTTGATACGTTAGTATTATCAAGTCTGGAGGTGTAGGTATGTTTGAGACATTAATGAGATTATATGATTGTGGTAATGGTCCACTAACAGTTGTAATGCTTGCTAATGCGGTCATTAAAGGCTGGATTACGGAAGCTGGTAAACAGGAGATTATGGCAACAAAAAAATAGGAAAGCATGAGGGAATTATATGCCTACTGATATAATGGTGGCTCTTATTAGTTTGGCTGGTAGTGGTGTGGGGGCATTTGTAGGAATACTGGCATCCGCAAAACTTACAAATTATCGGCTAGAGCAGTTAGAAAAGAAAGTGGATAAGCATAACACAGTCATTGAAAGGACTTTTAAACTGGAAGAGGGCCAGGCCGTCATTCATGAACAGCTAAAAGTTACAAATCACCGCATAGCGGATTTAGAAGAAAGAAGGGCTTAATTATGGAACAGATTATGAATTATGTAAAACCAGAACTTATTGTGGTGGCAGTGGTATTGTACTTTTTGGGGCATGGAATTAAGCAGAGCCAGACGATCAAAGATAAGTACATTCCTCTGGTAAATGGAGCTGCAGGAATCGTTCTGTGCGGCGTATATGTCTTAGCTACCAGTGCCTGCCAGACAGGCCAGGAAATTGCTATGGCGGCATTTACGGCTATTACACAGGGTGTTCTGGTTGCAGGTCTAAGTACATACGTTAACCAGATTATCAAGCAAGCCGGAAAAACAGAATAATCGGATATGGGGATTCCCATATCGGTTGAAACATTACAACTTTTTGGGCCTAGGATTTTCCTGGGCCTTTTTCTTATAGATTGGAGGAACTTGTGAACGTAGTAAAAAAAATGATAGATAAGGCCATAAGCTGGACAGGTTATCTTGAAAAGAAAAGTAATACCTTCCTTGACGATTTCACAGCCAATGCCGGTAGCAATAATTATACCTGCTTTGCCAGAGATTACAAAACGCATACCGGATACAGCCTTCAGGCACAGCCATGGTGTGCTATGTTTGTGTCAGAGGTATTTGTACAGGTCTTCGGCTTAGAAGCCTCTGTAAAGCTGTTATGCGGTGCCCTGTACTATTATTGCCCTGATGGAGTGAACCGTTTTAAAAAGGCTGGCAGATGGCATACTAAGCCAGATCCAGGTGACGTGATTTTCTTTACGAACGGTACCAGAGCATATCACACTGGCATAGTAACCGAAGTTACCAGTACCCGGGTAAAGACCATTGAAGGAAATACTTCCGGGGCCAGCGGCGTGATCGAGAATGGCGGCGGCGTATGCCAGAAGTCTTACAGCCTGACAGAAAGCAGGATCATGGGGTATGGCCGCCCTGATTGGGGTATTGTGGAACAGCCGGCATATACCCCAGGCTGGAATAAGGATAAAAATGGTTGGTGGTATGCTGATTCCAAGACCACTTACTATAAATCCTGCTGGCAGATCATCAACGGCCACAAATACTATTTCAATCCAGATGGGTATGCACTTACTGGTTGGCAAGTGATTGATGGAGAAGATTACTACTTTGAACCAAGAGCCGGTCACCCGTTGGAATGTGCCTTGTATGTATCTGATACCAACGGAGTGCAGTATATAGGGACGTTTTAAGGGTGGGAAAAGTCCTGCTCTTTTTTTGATACAAATAAATAAAGCCATAGAAAGGATGGATTTTATGTTAGTTGAAATTATCGGTAAAAGGTATGAGGAAAAGTTGGTCACCACCAGTCTGAAAGTTGCAGAGCATTTTGAGAAAGAACATAAACACGTACTTGAAAGTATAAGAAATCTCGCAGCCGAAAATTCGGCCGCCATTTTTTTCAGAGAAACCACGTATACAGACAGGGGAAAGAAGTATCCCATGTATGAAATGGATAGGGATGGCTTCTCTCTGCTTGCTATGGGGTTCACAGGCGAAAAGGCTCTTAAGTGGAAATTGGATTATATCAAGGCTTTCAATGCCATGGAATCTGAACTTAAGCGCATTTATACCGAGCGACAGCAATGGCAGATTGAACGTGATAAGGGCGTTGTGATTCGCCATATCCTGACCGACACTATTAAAATGAAAGTGGCCGAAAGTCCACACAAGAAATTTGCTTATCCGAATTATACGAAGCTGATCTACAAAACCATATTCGGCAAGACTATGGGAGAACTTCAGGAACAGTACGGCGTGAAAGGGAAAGAGAGCATCCGTGACTATGTGACCGCTGATGAATTAAAACAGATAGAAGCCATGGAAATGCTCGTTAGTAGCCTTATAAGCTGTGGGTGGGGATATGATCAGATTAAGAGCTTTATACAGGCCAATTCAGTAAATATGCTTGCAGGATAAATGTAATAGGCGGGTATCCGTATTCCGGGCCCGCCTATACTACCATAACCCACTTGCAACTCATAACATAAAATATCAGTTTGAACCCGTATCGTATACCGCCGAAAACTGCGTCACACCTATACTCATGGACCGGCTCACCGTCATAGCATTTATTGTCCGAACATTTTATCTTAATATCTGATACAGTCTGTAAAACCCCGTCCTCGCCTTCAAATTTGAAGAGTAGCGGCCTGGGAGAGCAACCAGGAGCATACCAGGCCATGCAAGCAATGGGGTATGTATTGCCTCTGATGATACCGCTATCAATTCTTTTTACATTCGTGCCTATCCCAAATACTCCCATATAGATTCCTACCTATCATAGTATTGTTCAAACCATTTAGGCTGTTTTTGATCGTTCATTTCCTTTTTTGCTTCTGGATTCCGATAAAATCCGCAGTCCTTATGGCCAGCCCCGCAGCCTTCCTTTTCTCTGATGTAGTGCGGGCACCTGTTAATGTCTGCCGCAAGCCCACATATCCCTTTCATGACTTACATCACCTCCAACTCTTAAGAATATTATACGAACTTGCGTTCTAAAAGTAAAGAGGGGTATGGTGGAAATTATTACCATAATTAGCCTAGACAAACTATGGTATATTTATATGCATACTAAAACAGTACTGTATTGTTACCAGTCTTTTCCAGTCGAATATGGTTTACATAATGGTAATATATCGATATGAAAATACTGCTTGATGAATATATGAAAAAGAGGAACTTGACCGAGCGGCAGGTTAGTATTATGACAGGGTTGTCTAAATCGACTATACATGAGATAAAAGGAGGATCCATGCCGAGAATAGATACCATGGTAATGCTTGCCAAAGGATTACATATGAAGGTAAGGGATTTAACAGACTCCACTGATATATAAAAAGTGGTCGGATTTCCGGGCAAAACGTTTCATTTCTTTCTTATTTGCGTTTTAATTAATACAAGAACGTAAAGGAGGGGCGAGATGAAAAAAGGAGATGAAAAAAGAGAATATATGCAACCTTGACAAAAAGAACATATGTTCTTATAATGAAAGGAGGAATTAACTACCGTGGATAAAATAATATAATATGGATAAGGGGGTTATAGTAGTGACATACAAAGGAGGCATAAGGGGACGTGGGAAAGACTAACGATGAAGTCATATGTGATTTTTACAGGTATATTATTGAATTACCGGAAAAAGATTATCATGCAATTTGCGAATGTATGAGGGAGAGTGAACCAATGCGTGGCATTGCGGAGAAAATGATTTGTAAGGCAAATAAAAAACGAATTCAGGTTATAAACTTGGATACTAATGCACAATTGTAATTCGTGTTGCATCTCGTGATGCATAGCTTTATAAAAGTTAATTTTTTTAATTGAATATTTAGAAAATAAACTAAATATATAGTACCTGGAAACCATGTATTTATAAGGAATCCCGGTACTATCAGCTATTTTTGACATTTTATTTTTCCAGTTCAAATCTGGTTGTCGCCTCTCTAAAACCTCAGTGTTTACTGGGGTTTTATTTTTTGTGTTGCATTTTCATGTTGCATAGAGCCGAAATATGTGTTCGCGATCTGATTCATTTCTTGTGTTTTCCCCATCATAGCATGACGATATACGTTTTTTAATACGCCATCATTTCCCCAACCACCACGACTCATAATATATGCATCCGGTATTCCAAGCGCGTGTTGAATGCTTGCAGAATAATGTCTTAAATCGTGAAATCTAAAATGTGTTATACCAGAACTTTTTAACATTCTTGAAAAACGAGTAGTTATATTATCAGGTGTTAGTTTTGTGACCTTTCCTGACATGTTTTTCCACTTATCAGCCACAAAGTCAGGGTAATCTATAAAACGGTCTCCAGCATAAGATTTAGGCGCTTTTATAACCCATGTCTTGTCTGGCGCCAAAACCATATTTTTACACACATGAACGATATTCCCATTAATATTATTAGTGTCAAGCGCACATATTTCACCGCGCCGCATCGGTCCGAAAGCAGCGAGTAAAATTGGCAGCTCTAAATCAGTTCCAGCCGCTAATTTTATAAGCTTTTTGACATCGTCATCTGATGGTATATATAGCTGCGGACGTACTGGCCTTGGTAAAACTGTATTTAATACAAAACTTGGGCGCTCCTGTTTAATAACAGCAGAAATTAACCCGTGATTGTCTCTAACAGTTTTAGGGGCATGTACTTTAGCATCGTTGTTTACAAAATCTTGAATTATTTCTTGTGTGATATTATTTATCTCAATATTAGCCAATACTTTTAAATCCTTATCTTGTAATCTCTTATAATTTAGTATGGTACGCGGTGAGACTACAGGTTCCCTCATGGAAATATATTCTTTAAGGGCCTGTCCAAAAGTTTTTTTAGTCCTAGACCTTGTTTCTTTGGTCAAAGCATACTCGGTCGCCATATTTTCCGCTATTTTCTTCCCCGCATTTTTGGGGTTGTCACACGTAAAAGATTTATAGTGTCGTTTTCCATTTTCATCTGTATAATCAAATACTTGTACCCTCCATGATCCTGATGGCAGTTTTCTTGCTGTAGGCATATCGTTCTTCCTTTCATTACTTGTTTTTTTGGTATAAAAAATACGCCATACCTTTGACAGATTGGCGCATTCGTGATACAATAAGTCTGCGAAAACCTTGTATCAGGCCATTGTCTGGTATGATTTATAAAATCCGTTCCGGTATGTGCCGGGGCGGTTTTTATTTTATTTTGATAGTAGCATAATAACGCTAATTAATTCCGTTTAGACTGTCTTGTAAAGATTTCATAGCATTGCTTATGTTATTCATAGTTATATAATATTTGTACGCCCAAATAATGAATAGTACAGTAAAAACTATGGATATAGCTACCCGGACCCCATGACAAAACTTCTTGTTGTACCACATTAGAAATAAACCGACAGGATAGCAACAGCAAAACATCATTAAAAGCGTGAACCACCAACTTTGGTAAAACTTTAATTCTTCCGCGCTGTGCTCTACAATATTTAGTTGTGGATTATTGCTTTCAATTAATTCTATGGTTTTTTCAATTTTATCATTCGATTTCTTGATAAACTCAAATCTTGTAACTTTATTATCATTATCTATAAATTTAACATATCCCGGTTCGATTGTACTGGCATATGAAAATTCAATTCGTTTTAAATCATCATATACAAGTCTTTTTGTATTACCAAAAAATGTTAAAATATTTGATTCTTTCTTCCCTACATACAATTCCTGTGAGGTACCTTTTATACTCATACTTAACACCCCTTTTTAACTAGGATTGCTCTTAAACTATTTTTTCTTAGCCATTTCGCGCATTAATTCAAATTGCTGTCTTACGTTTGTCACAAAAGCTGCCATGATTTCTTTGGTTTTATCATCAAGTTCTACGCCATCAAAATAAAGCGGGCTGCCATCGGGATCTTTTATATCGCCTATAATATCATCAAATTTCTTAGCAATGTCTCTATCTACTACAGACGCTATCACGGGTTTCTTATTTTCGTTAGATTCTTTCCCAGTCATTAAATAATCCATGCTAATCCCGAAGTATTCGCAAATCTTCCCGCCTATTTCAGGACCAACCAGCGATCGCTTCTTCTTCCATGTATAAATAGTTGATTGTGATATACATGTGTCTTTACAGAACTTGTAGATGGTTATCCCGTGCTTATGAAGTAATGCTTCAAAAATATCGTACATAGTCAATCTCGCTTTCCAAAAAAAATACCTCAAAAAAACGCAATAAACCTATTGACTACTGCTATGTATAGTGGTATAGTATGCATATACAACGGCAGAGCGCAGTAAAAGCGTTAAATATAATATGGTTGTATCGGTTTAGTGACATACATCGTTCGCAAAACAAGTATATCACTAAACCGTGGTATATGCAAGTATTTTTTAACGAAAGGGGGGATTTTATGCCTAAAATGTATTCGTGCACAGAAGTAGCAGCACGCTACGGTGTTCAAGTTCGCACTGTCTGGGGCTGGATAAAGAAAAAGAAATTACCAGCGATGAAAATCGGAAGAGACTACAAGATCAATGATGATGACATAGCGACATTTGAAGAATCATGCCGCACGGCGAGGTAACTACATAACATAAGCACATTGAAAAGGAGGTACATATTTGAACGATTTAAAAATCTTTAGCAATGCAGAGTTAGGGCAGATGCGAACAGTAATCATTGAAAATGAGCCATACTTTGTCGGTAAAGATGTTGCTGGTATCCTCGGGTACCAAAACGGTAGTCGAGATATTAACAGGCACGTTGATGGTGAAGACAAAACCAAATTGATGGTCTTTGATGGAATACAGAATAAAGAAACCATCGTCATAAATGAAAGTGGGCTATATAGCTTAATTCTTTTAAGCAAACTGCCATCTGCAAAGAAATTTAAACACTGGGTGACAGCGGATGTTCTCCCGTCAATCCGTAAGCATGGAGTATATGCAGTTGATGAACTGCTTAATGATCCAGACTTAGCAATCAAGGCGTTTACCGCATTGAAAGAGGAAAAAGAACGAAATAAGCAACTTACAGAGGAAGTCAATGTTAAAAATCAGTTGATAGGTGAGTTAAAACCGAAAGCTGATTACATGGACAAAATTCTCAAAAACCCCGGTCTTGTCACCATTACGCAGATTGCGAAAGATTATGGAATGAGCGGTTATGAAATGAATGCCACTCTTCATAAATTCAATGTCCAGTATAAACAGAGTGGGCAATGGCTGCTTTATAAGGATTATTCCAAATGCGGCTACACACACTCTGAAACGATCGACATAACTCATTCTGACGGCAGTACATCGGTTAAAATGAATACAAAATGGACACAGAAGGGGCGGTTATTCCTGTATCAGCTACTAAAAGATAATGGAATTTATCCTACAATTGAGAAGGTGAGGGAGTAAATTGCCAAAAGTGAAATTAAGTGACTTTGAGCAAAAGAAGCTGATTGCTCGCGTTACTATTAGAAAAAGAATGGAAATCAAGCAGATAAAAACAAAGGAGATTGCGCGCCGCTTAAATCGCCCGGAAGGAACGATAAATTATCGATGGCAGCATCCTGAAACATTTAGGCTTGAAGATTTATGGACTTTAGTATCTACCCTTGGATTAAGCGATCAGGAAATCCTACAGATAGTAAGAGGAAAGGAGCAGGTATGAAAAAGTACTATGACCCCCTAGACGATTACACCGACCACAGCCCGTCACTGGCCCTTGAAATAGTGAAGTACATAATGCCACGAATTATATTTGTTGCAAGCTGCGGGCTGATATTAGCGGTGTGTGCGTATTTAGAGGTACTATAAATATGCATTCCATAGTGAGGAAAACAAGATGAAGGAAAAGTTAAAAAGGCAAGTAGAAGAAATGATTCTTTACTGGGAAGGATTAGAACAAGAAACAGGAAGAAGCCATAAAAAGGATATTGAACATTGTGAAGCGTTTTTAAAAGAAGTTGAAAGCAGATAACCCAAAAATTTGTAAGAAAGGAATGATTTAATGAATGATTTAAAAGTAATTGAGTACCGGAATATCCGGGTACTGACAACACAGCAGATTGCGGAAGCCTATGAGGCGGATGCAAAGGTAATCTCAAACAATTTTAACCGGAACCGTGAACGGTATGAGGAAGGAAAACATTTTGTATGCTTGGAAGGGGACGAGCTCAGACAATTTAAAACGAATCATCAATTTGATGAATCGTCAAAAGTAAACAAGCTTTACCTCTGGACCGAAAAGGGAGCTTTCCTACATGCAAAGTCCCTGAATACGGACAAAGCCTGGGAAGCATACAGCAATCTGATAGACAGCTACTACAAACAGAAAGATGTACTGGAAGGGCTGTCTCAGGAAATGATGGCGATTATCTCTATCGACCGGAAGCAAGTACATATGGAAAAGCGGATGGACAAGCTGGAATTTGATATTCCTCTCTACGGAGCCGAAGCGGACGAGCTGTCCGGTCATGTAAAGCGCAAAGGTGTGAAGGTCCTGGGCGGTAAGCAGTCAGAGGCGTACAAAGATAGTGAAATCCGCTCCAAGGTTTACCGGGATATTTACGATCAGATCAGGAGGGAATTTAACCTCTATGATGATAGCGGCAGAGCAATGTCATATAAGGCCCTGAAAAGGAAGTATCTGGCAGATGCCCATGAGCTTGTTGACTGTTACCAAGTACCTACATATCTGGCAGAACTGATTGAGGCTGCTAATGCTCAAATGAATTTAGGCGTTGCGTAAGGAGGTGATATAAATGTGTAATTGCATGAAGGAAATGGAGCAGAAGCTTATCGAAAAAGCAGAGTGCGAAGAGGTTGACGGACCAGTCGAGTTATTGTCTGGACGGGCATACATTACGTTCACTGTACGGAAAAAGGGGAAAAAGAAAGAAGGAAAAATCCCGGTAATGCTTTCACGGTGTCCATTTTGTGGCAAGGAATACGAAACTAATTAACGAAACGAACGCCGCAAAGGTGGCGTAAGGAGGAAATTATGAGTGAGGTAAGAGGATTTAAGGTGTTCAACAAAGATTGGACATGCAGGGGGTATCAGTTCGAAGTGGGTAAGACTTTTGAGGAAGACGTAACCCCGGAATGCTGTAACAGTGGTTTTCATTTCTGCCTGAAAGCAGCCGATTGTTTCAGTTATTACGCTTTTAATCCTGACAATAAGGTTGCGGAAGTTGTAGCCCTTGGAGAAGTGGATCAGGAAAATGGTGATTCCAAATGTTCCACAAATAAAATACATATTGTCCGTGAAATCCCATGGCAGGAAGTACTTGAAATTGTAAACACTGGAAAGGCATGTACAGGACTTGGGAATACCGGGAACAGGAATACCGGGGACTGGAATACCGGGGACTGGAATACCTCATCTTTCAATACCGGCTGTTTCAATACTGATAAGCACCCGTTATTATTCTTCGATAAACCGACAGACATGTCATTTGAAGAGTGGAGACGCTCGGACGCATATTACCTGCTTAACTGTATCGATTTTAACACTACAGAGTGGGTCTGGTCCAGTGATATGACTGCCGAAGAAAAGGCAGAACACCCGGAGCACGACACTATGGGTGGTTGTTTGAAAGAGCTTGATGGTAAAATGTGCTGCCTGGATTGGTGGAAACGCCTGACCATGGACCAGAAATGCTGTATCCAGAACATTCCAAACTTTGATGCTGATAAGTTCTTTCAGATCACGGGAATCAAGGTTGATGAATAAGGAGGTGAGCGAGGAATGTGTGAAAAATGTGAATATGTTTGTGATACGCCATTAGGAAGTTATTGCACATTAACAAATGAAGCGATAGAAACAACTACGTGCCGTTATGACGAGCAAAAAGAAATGGAATATGAAATCATGAAAGAAGTAAGCAGATAAGGAGGTGAGCGAGGAATGAAAGTATTTGATTATGAAGACATGGGAGGAAAGCGTTTTTGGGATTATCTAAGTAACTGAACTTCTCCAGAATCTGACGGGATATGTCCGATACTTGTTACTGAAAGAGCAATAGAAATGGGGGACTTGTTAATTATCGACAATACTGCATATAGTGTCCGCTCAATTTCTAGGGAAGGAGACAAACGGGACGTTTGCTATGTGAGAAGACTTAAGAATCAAGCTGTTTTTGTTGGTAGCGATGAACCGGAGGAACAGAACTATACCAATGAAATCACTTGCCCGTACTGTGGCTGTGAAATTGAAAGCTGGGAAATGGACGATGAAGATGAGGAACATATATGTGAAAACTGCGGAAGTACATTTTCCTACCAAAGAGATGTAACAGTGAGTTATTGCAGTCAACCAGTTAAGAAAGCAGATGTTATCAGACTGGAGGAATCATGAAGAAGAACAAAACCAACCGTGCCGGAGCAGCCATTGGAATGAATCAATTCGGCTGGGGAAACGGCGGTAAAAGAAAAAGGCCCACAGGTGCGCCAACACCTGCAGGTCAGTGGAACATAAAAATTAATCATAGCCCGTATTATACGGCATAATCAGGAGGATTGCAATACATGAAGTGTACAAAAATTAAGATCACGAATCTTTTCGGTATTAAAGGATATGAAATGGGCGGCGAAAGCATTGAGCTTTCAGGGAAGAATGGAGCCGGGAAAACATCAGTTATTGATGCGATTCGCTATGGCCTTACCAATAAATCAGGCAGAGATTACATAGTCAGGAATGGCGAAAACGAAGGTGAAATCATCATTGAAACCGACAACGGGATCAGGATTGACCGGAAGTCAAGGACAAGCCAGGCAGATTATAAGAGCGTGAAGAAGGACGGGAGAGAGGTAGGCAGCCCGGAATCGTTCTTGCGTGATATCTTCACTACACTGCAGCTGTCCCCGGTGGAGTTTATGGAAATGGATAAGAAACAGCAGAACGCTATTATCCTTGACATGATCGAGTATGATTGGGACCTTAACAAAATCAAGGAGTGGTTTGGAGAACTGCCCGATTGGGTTTCTTATGACCAGAACATTTTACAGGTACTTAATGATATCCAGGCAGATAACGGTTATTACTTCATGCACCGGCAGGATTTGAATCGAGATATAAGGAATAAAAGGGCATTCATTGAGGATATCGCATCCGCAATTCCAACCGGTTACGATGCTGACAAGTGGGAAAATGAGAACGTGGGAGAACTTTACCGGGAGATTGAGCGTATCAGGAAGGAAAACGAAACCATAGAAAGAGCGAAGCGGCTCCTTGATAACCGGTCTAATAAGGT